AACGAAGAAGCCAACAAAGCAGATTTAGCAATGGTTAAAAAAATGAATGATCGAAACAGGGCACGTAACTCACCCGCTCATGATATCGCTATATATACAGAAGGCGGCACTCATTTTAGTTGGGATTCAAAGGTAAGACAGCTAGAAGCCCGATAACTTGCACTAAGTTCTAATTTTCCAGTATATTATTGATGTTCCCACAAGGAGAAAGAAATTATGCCAGCAAGTATGGAAGGGCCAATATCAGGTGCAGAGCCGCTAGATTATGGATATAGAGAGAAAGACCTCACCACTAAAGAAAGTAAGCAATCAGGCGTTTGGGGTAAACATTCCGAGAGCCATGACAATGCCGCTAGTTGCCCACATCCAGCAGCTAATCAAAACGAAGGGCCAGCAGGACGCAAAGACGAAGAAATGGGTAGTAAGATGCACGGTGTTAAAGAAGGACACTTCAACGAAGAGCGGGCCCGCGCTTCTAACCTCGGTCGGGGTCGTAAATAAATATGCAAACTGAGAATTTAAGTCTTCTGCCATCTATCCAAATATGGTGGAATGATGGTCGTGCTATATATCCAGGTTGGGTTACTAGAATATACAAAGGCGCACAAGCTGACCTAATCATCACTAGCAATGCATGGGGAGACAGGCTAGAAAAGACAGAGATCCCTTATGGCAAAGATAAGTCTTTTCATTGGTACTTCCATACTGTCACCGAAGCTACTTTCTTGTTTCTAAAACAACTCGGCTACACAATGACTGAGAAAGAGAAGTTGTCTGCCGACCATAACGCTCTAGATACTCTCAAGAAGATATTGCATCAGCAAGCAGAAGATGCAAAGAAAAATGCTCCTGCACCAACGGATGAAGATATAGTCGCAGAAGCCTTGGAAGAAAATCCTCTTCTGAAAAAGGAGGGCAAGAATGGACAGCACGACTCCACTCATCCAAAGGCCAACGCTAGTCTTCCCGGAAAGTCTCACGCCACCTCAGCCGCCTGATGCAAATTACTGGATCGCACAGCGCTCCAAAATGATTGCTTTAACGATCAGAAGTGACGACGAGAAAAGATATCAACGCAAGAAATGTTATGAGGACTGTCTTCACTTCATTCAGTACTTTACTTTCTTGCATGAGCCTCGGACAATAGATACGCCAGAAAAACCCTTTATTCCATATGACTTCCAAATTAAAGAAATCCAATACCTTGTCGAAACGCTCCAAAGATGTGGTGAAAGCGCCCAAGGCTCCAAAGAAAACGTTCTCTACGAAAAGTCCAGAGATATGGGGGTATCATGGTTTATCCTCTATGTCTTCTTGTGGTTTCTGCTCTTCCATGGAGCCAACTTTCTTATCGGCTCTAGAAAAGAAGAGGAAGTCGACAAGACAGGTGATATGGATACTCCATTTGAAAAACTTAAATTTGCTCTTCGTACCCTCGAACGAACATTCCCCTGGCTACTCCCTCTCGGTTTCGAGTCAAAAAAGCACACTGGACATCTTATTATTAGAAATCCCAACGGTGGACAAATTGTCGGAGAATCCGCCAACCCAGAGTTTGGACGGGGCGGCAGAAATCTCGCAGTACTCCTTGACGAGTTTGCCAAATGGCCCTTTGCCCCAGAATCTTGGCGAGCCTGTTCAATGTCAACCAAAGTTAGAATCCCAGTCTCAACCCCTGGAGAATCCAATACCGACAAGTTTGCTAGGTTGCGATTCGGTATGGACGGAGACGTCGTCGTCAGGACTCTCCACTGGACAATGCACCCCGAAAAAGCCGCCGATCTCCAAATTGTTAACGGAAAACCTACAAGTAGTTGGTACAGGGAAGAACAAAGGACGAATAGTCCTGACGACGTAGCCAAAGAAATAGACATATCTTACCTGAACACAATCAAGGGAAAGATATTCGATACATATGGATTTGGTCATCAGGTGCGCGGTCTTAAACCAATGGGCGGAGATAAGATTATCCGCGCGTGGGATCCTGGCTTGCACTTCTGCGTTGTCTGGGGACAGGTAGATAGCTATGGCAGATTACTCTTTCTAAAAGAGTTATATATGGAAAATGCACATCTAGACCATATGGCAGAGACAGTATTGGCTATATCTGAGAAATATTTCCCTGATCATGAATTTGAAGACGTAGGTGATCCTTATGGTGCGTTCAGGCAAGTGTCGGCACAAAGAGAGCCGGAATTTGGTGTACTTCAAAATGATTACGGTATATCTGTGCAAACCCGTTTCCTGGGGACTATGCCTGCTAAAGATAGAGTTAGAGCCAGAATCCAGATATTGCGCCGTAAGATGGAGGAGTATATTGGCGTTACCAATACGCCAGCTCTCCTTATCGATCCAGACGAATGTCCCATACTGGATAGGGGCTTTGGTGGTGAATACAAGTACAAAGCTGATATAAATGGAACGGTATTGCCAATCGTTGACGAAGTCCACCCGATTGAAGATGCGGTGGACGATGCTGGAATGATAGCCTTGTATAAATTCCCCTGGGGGATTAAAGGGCTTGTGAAAGATAGACTTCAAGTGAGAGAATCAAACACGAAATGGTCAAGCCATAAAGCTATGGGACTGAGAAGGAATAGAAATGCCTAAGCTCGTTTACGACTATAAAAAGCTAGAGCCATATAACAGCGATTTTATGGTCTCCTTAGCTCAACGTCTTTGGCAGACCAAGATGTATTACGAATGGGCAAGACGTCCTTTAATTGAGTATTGGAGAGAATCTGATGACGCCTATCTTTGCTACAGAGAATTACCTCATAACGCAGGTATGCAGTGGACTGACAAGTCTGACTTTGGCAGCACTGATATTTTCGATGGCGTTAATATGCTTGCTACCAAGCTTAGTCTTGCAATCATGCCTAAAGATGCTTCCTGGCTTACTGTTGTCTCACGCCAAAATGATGATCCGAAGATCGTTAATGCTATACAGTCGCAGCAGCTGTGGATGCATACCAGGGCTCAATCTAGACGTATGTGGGCACGTCACTTCAAGCAGCTTATGGTGCGTGGAACATCGGCTATGTTTGTGGATTGGGAGGACAGAAGAAAGCGTCGCAAAATATCTACTCCCGAAGGTAGACGCAGACTAAAACAACTAATGAAAGCCGGAGGCGCTAAGCAAGAAGCCTTAGACCAAATTGATAAATACTATGTGGAGGATGTTGAATATGTTGGGCCAAGAGTCAGGGTTATCGATTCTCTGGATCTGTACTTGGATCCTGCTCACGATCTTTCTGTCGATAGGCGTAGTGCGTATATTATCGGGACATATAGACGACTGGAAGAACTTAAATTAGAGACAGATAGAGAAGACAAGCCGCTCTACGAGAATCTGGATAAACTGCGCCCCTGGACAGCTACTGAAATCTATATGAAAGATATTGAGGGCAGCAATCGCATCCGCAATCTCAATACTATGGGTGTATTCCCACAGAATCAACCTTATCGCAATGAGGGCTATTGCCCTATCTACATCTGCTACATGCCTTATTATGAGCATCAAGGGGAGAAGTTTTTTGATTGCTATTTCCACGTAGCAGAGTCTAAAGCAGCACCCTTAGCCCAGATTATCCGCATTGAACAGAATCCTAGTCGTGATGGGCATCAATTCATGATTAAAGACACGATGGTGGATTGGTTCGGTAATACAGCTTATGGCATCTCATTAGTTGAGAAGCTGATCTCTAAATATAATCAGAAGCAAGTATTAGAAGCTCTTGTTTTAGAAGCAGGCATAACATCAGTATTTCCAGCATATAATATTATGGCTGGTACAGTGAGAGATGATACTGGTGTCTCATTCTCACCAGGGGATATTAATGAGGTCGCCCAAAATCCTCTGGGACTACAAATCATGGCGCCTGTACCAGCACCTGCTCAAGGCTTGCAATTAGGCATGGAATCAGTACGCTGGTGGGGTGAAAACATTCAATCTGGCTTTGGTGAATGGGGCGCAGTATTAGATAATCCTACTCGTACAATATCATCTAGAGAAACAGCCACAGCAGCCAATATCAAAGCCACTACCGGCACAATGGCCACAGATGAATTAGTAGAGAAATTCTCTCCAAGTCTTCAAGAATTTGCACAGCTTTGCTTTGATTTATCCAGGCAAGAAATGGAACCAGATAACGGCAAAGTATCTTTCCCTGAAATGACTGGTGTTGGTGGTGCTAAAGCAGCAGAAATTAGTTGGAATGATTTTAATCAACCACGTGACATCATTGTAAGTGGCTTGCACGGTCAGTTTAATAAGTCTGAACAAATCCAGACGATGACAGAATTTGTAAAAGGGTTGGCGCAGATAGCAAACATTCTTCCAAACGCAGCCGGTTATGCCACTTCTGTTGTTGAGCAACTGGCTAACAAGCTTGGTATTGTGGTTCCTGATGTTGTGAAAGCAGATCCAAATCAAGTGGCGGCAATGAATCCGCAAGTACAACAAGCTGTCATGCAACAGATGGCACAAGCTCACCCGGACATTGCTCAACTTGTTGGACAGATGCTTCAAGCGAAGCAGGGACAAACGAAGGGTGGCAATAATGGCAGACCTCCGATGCCTGGTGCTGGCGCTCAGGCGTTAGGCTAAGTGCCTTCTCATACAAATTCTTTATCACTATCTCTTTCTCTTTGATTATATTTTCTGCCCATATAACCTCTTGTAAGAGCTTAGCTATGAGCCTGATATAGAAATGATTTGGTGATAGGGTGATATCCGTATTAGCCCAGTCATCTATTTGCTGGAGTAATGATTCATTCATTTGACTCTCCTAACCTAGTTTCATAGAGTTTGTTTCTAACGTGAGCAATCTTTCTTCTATCGTTTTCATTTTGCTTGGAACATTTCTTACTTCGCTAATAATAGGATCTTGCCATTTTTGATTCTCTGTAACAAGCGATAAATTACCTTTCAATTCATTCACGCTTTTGATAAGCGAATCATTGGAATAAGTAAGCGCTTGCATCCGGTGATGAAATTGCAAAGCATTCGTTAAAAGTCCAAGAGATTCAAGAATGAAAAATTCTTTCTCTTTAGTTGGAGTGACTATCTTCTTGACAGATTGTAGTTTTTGTGGTTTCTTTACGGATGTTTTTTTTCTTGGTTTCATAATTTCCTCAGCAGTTCTGCTATTTTGTCTTTTAGTTCAGCATTTGGATCTTGTGCGGATTCTTCTATAAGGGCATGAATAAAGTTGGTTAATGCTTGGATTAAATGTTGTGCTTCACTTCCAGTAGTCAATCTAGCTCTAGAGATTTTCTGATCTAAAGGAATTGGGGGATCTTCAAACGGCTTGCCGTATTCATCTTCCAAATTGTCAATTGCTTTCTGTTGAAATGGAAATGGCTTTAAAGGAACTTCTGGCGCAGTACCGATTTGCAAATAACTGGCAACAAATTCTTTTTTATCTTCTGCAAGGGGTGGATATTCAATCTTTGCATAAGTGTTTTTTAGTGCATTAACAGCATTAATCAATGCTCTATCTTTATCATCACCATAAACAATCATTGGAGTCTTTGAGATTTCATTCCAAGGCAGCACATTATTTCCATCATTATCAACAATGATGCAACTAGCTTTCTTGCCATAGTTAGTGAATACTGGTTTAAGTCTTTGCTTATTCAAGAATGACATGCAGTCAAAGACTTGTTTCTCGGCTATCTGTGCTAATTCTTTTGGTTGCTCTTGTGCCATTGGTTTTGGTTTCTCTTCTTCTTTCTCTCGCAAAGCCAATGATTGTGCTTGTCCAAGAGTAGGGCTAGTTTGTTTAGCAGGCGACTCAATAAGAGTGCCGGTGATATCGGCAACACTATTTTCTTGCTCTTCTGTTGTTATTGTCACGTTGTCTTGCTTGACGGTTTTTTTTCTTGCCATTTTCCCAAATTCCTATTGCTCTTAATCCGATACCCCGTAATTCATCTTGTTGGCTTACTAAAATCTTTAAAAGGTGACATAAATAAGCCCATCTAAAAGTATGAATAAGGATGGATGGCGATGCTTTGCTATTCTCTATCCTACTTAAAGCAGAATAATTCATACTTAGGCATTTTCCGGCATACCTTAATGAAATGCCTTCCCGTACTCTTATTCTTCTGATTACTTGCCCAAATGTAGCCATATGCTACAATTGAATCATAAGTGTTGAGAATTTGTCAACTAGAGGACTGTTATGCCAAGAAAGAAAAAGCAAGATCCATGGGACATGAGGGAGTTTGAAACTCCTATTAATGTCGATATTCGCACTGGCGCACCTATTGAAAGAGACAAGCCTAAAGAGGCTGATAAAAAAGATATCGTTGAACGACAGCGCCAGAAGATGCTTTATAAGACATTCATTGAGCATCCTGCTTATCCTGAGTTTAGAAAGCAGGCTTTTGCCTCTTGTTATTGTCCACCCCCAGCAACTATTAATAGTCTGATAACCTGGTTATTCGCTAATGCCATGAGAACGGGAATATCTGCTCTGTTTGATGCAGTTGAACAAACAGCCAAATCCCCACTACCAGAGGAGCAGCCAGTAGTGAATAAATATCGTCCATCATTCTTTAGCGATAATACCGGACTTGCAGAAAAGGATATTGATTAATGAATAATGATAAACATAATCCCGAACCTTGGAAAGACTGGACAGAAGATGAAGATATTTGGATAGATTTAGTTGATGGCGAGAATAATCACGTAGAACTAATCTCTCCGCGAAACAGGCCGCGTATCATAGCCTGCATTAACGCTTGTGCTGGAATACCCACAGAAGATTTAGAAGCAGTAATAGACTGTGGAAAGTACAGAAGAGTTCAGTTTACTCCTCTGAAATATAAAGTTACCGACATTCACGAATGGATGGTAAAAAAAGTCTTTAATACGGTAATGCCCGAATCAGAGAATCCCTAGTAAATCCATCAATTTTTCATCTACAGATAGAAGAGATTTTTTGCCCCAGTATTCCTTGGATATGATTTTAGCCAAATGATAGAAATACTTTCTGGCTAATTGTAGAAACTCTTTGACTGGCCATTCAATAGCTGTCATATCTTCCCACCAAGCTATAGTTTCTTCCTTGGTTGTCATATAAGACAGGACTTCTAGATTTTCTTGGACTGTGCCACAAGACTCGCTCCAGTCTCTGCGATTCTTCTTCTCTTGTATGCAGATCCCACAATAATCCCCCTTAAAAGGATTAACCGGGGGCTTGCTTTCAGCCTTAGACGGACGCCATGTTATATATTTCTCTTCCATATATCCTCAAGCATTGACAGATGATTCATTACAGGTATGATACACGCAGGTTGGCAGTGTATTTCTAGTTGACAATTCGCACTTTTCGACGCTGAAATCTTGCAAGCCTCATTAAGCCCTTTATCTTCGGATAGAGGGCTTTTTGTATTGGATTAAATCTGGCTCACTTATCCAAAAGTAGACTAGAAGGCATGCTCCCAAACTCCTTATTGTTGAGATAGCGAATTGTCAACTATAGGGAATATACATGCCAGCCGAAGTTTTAGACGGAAATGCAACCACAGTTGCAGCGCCTCAAGTCAATGCCCAAGAATTTGGTCAAGCCTTTGCTAGAGAGTTTGCAAGTGCCTTTAAGCAAAGCACTACCAAAGAAGAAAAGATAGATGAAATCAACGAAGTCGTTGCCGCTTTAAAAGCTGGTGGACGCTCGGACGAAGAAATTCAAGGTTTCATTACCACAGCTTTAGGTGTTGAAAAGAAGAATAGCCGCATCCTTAAAGAGAAGATCGACGAGACCAAAGGTCAATTCCTTCAATACCAAAACGAGAAAGAGCTAGCTTCTGCCATCCGGCGCATAACTAAAAGTTATAGCAAAGACGATGATTTGATATCCGAAGTCTCCGGCTCTATTAGAGATTTTGTCCGCAGTGAATTTATCAATAGTTCCAATGCTGAGATTGCTGTAGCAAGAAGCAAGTTTTATGCAAGCGGTGATCTTGATGAAGACATTATTGAAGATTTGATTGCCAAAAAAGTTGAGCGTATTCACGAAAAGAGTTCCGGCAAAAAAGGTACTGCCGCTCCTTCTGTGAAACCTTCTGATATGGCTTCTCGTCCTCCGCAAAATGGCGAGGATCGCAATGCCGTGTCTTCTAGAGATGACATGAATGAGATTGAGCGCTCTGTTTATGATGCTTATAAAAGCACAATGCGTCATACGCTGTCGCCCGAAGACTTAGAAAAACATGCAGTGATTGCGGCTAATCAAGCCACAAAAGGTATTAAACGATAAGGAGTAAAGCAAGATGACCGCAGCAACTACAGGTTTAGGCTTTCAACCATATAGCGAAACTATTTCAACATCGAATATTTTGCAGCGCTATATGCTTACTGCAAGCACGCAGTTTTATGAAGGCGATGCTCTTATCCTGACTGATGGGATTGCTGGACAGACAGCCAGTCAAACCGCACTACCTACGCATATCTTTCAGGTAATGATTACTCCGTATACTCTATTGCGTCCAGCAGCTACTAATCTGACCACAACTCTTGGTGAAAAGGGTTTGATGGTGCCTGTAACTAGCGGTGTAGCTGGTGGGCTGCCTGCTTTGACATGGCTTACTCCCTTGGCTGCTAATTCTGGTATTCCGCCATTTAACGGCACAGCTTGTAATGCAAACAGTTCAACAACCAGCGTAGTCTTTACGGGCGCTGGCTCTACAAACGACTTTGCCACAGGTTCTGTCTATATTCCAAGCCTTGGTCAGCAAAGGACAGTCACTGCTGATGTGGTTTCTGGCGGTGTGCATACATTTACTGTGACACCTGCTTTCTCTCGCGCTCCAACGACTGGAGACACTCTGATTGCTGTTCCATTTAGCGCTGGTTCTATTGGCGTCAAGCTAGATGCCACAAATAGCTATCAGGGTATCAGTGCTGCTGTTGCTGATAAGACTGGTGGCCACGTTGATATTGTCGCTGTTGTTCTTGGTGCTATCCAAGAAGGTGGCGATCTGGGCTACACGCTAAATAGATTCGCTGGCGGCATCCCCTACGCAGTCGTATATTTCGCATAATAAAGGAGTTTAGAAAATGGCTCAAACACTTACCCGCGACCAGTTTATCGAGAATATGGAGCCTACGCTCCATCAAGAGTTCTCGGCGGGCTTTAATGCTGGCATGGCATGGAAGAGCGTCTGGGTCGAAGAAAAGTCCGAGAAAAGACGTGAAGAAACTGTTGAATTTGTCACTCCGGACGTCGTGGTAGAAACACCGGAAGGTGGGCCATATGTCAGATTGCAAGTACGCAAGGCATATAATGCTTCTGTCGTACATGCCAAATTCACAGGTGAAGTACGTGTATCTCATGAGTTCATAGAAGATAACTTCTATCAACAAATCATGAAAGACATCTACGGTCTTGGCGATGCCATGGCCCGTAAGATGGACAGAGATGCTTGCTCTAACTTCTACAATGGCTTTGGTGCTGTCGTAACTCCTGATGGTGCATCTTTATTCGGTACTCATACTTTGAAGTACAGCACAAGCACTTATGCCAACTTTGCTACCGGTGCCCCACTTAATTCAGATAACTTGAACGCTGGTATCACTAATCTTTTGAAGACACTAGATGAAAATGGCTCCGTGTCGCCTTTTGGTAAGCAGAAGATTCAATTGATTGTACCGCCTGACAGTGTTCGTATTGCTACTCAACTATGTATTTCGCCTTATGAGCCTGATACTTCTAATCGCGCAGTTAACGTCTTCAATAACCCCAAAGGTTTCGAGATTGAAGTAGTTACTTTGCCGCTATTGGCAGAAAATCCCAATTCATGGGCAGCCAGTTTCTGGATGCTGAGAGATGCTACCAGAGCTAATAATATTTTCTTCTCTCGCGAAGAGCCAAAGACTGAAGTAGTCAAAGATCCACATTCTCCTGATGTGTTGTACCAAGTGTTGTTGCGGTACAGCTTCCTGATACCCACATGGCGTGGTCTATATGGCGCTCACAACTAAGGAGTTAGACAATGGCTGCTGCAACACCTTCTTATCCAAGTACCTGGCTCCCAGTTATTCTCTCGCTGCCGCTCATGGGAGCCGGGGCTAATGGCATCCTTGCCATATCCTCAACTTATAACTTTGTTATAGCAACAATACCTCCTGCCATAATCACCTCTATAGAGGCTAATGCTATTACTCCACCGACCGTTGCCAGCAGTGTTACTGTCCAATTTTTCAAAAGTGGCACAACTAATGCCATAACCGGGGTCTACGATCTAAATAGCTTAACTGCTGGTGTTGGTGCTTCCATACCAATAACTGGCAACCAGACTTTATCGTCTACTGATTTTATAGTGTGCCAGGTAGTAACCGGTGGGGCTTTAAATAGCGCGGCTGGATTGAATGTTACTGTTGGAACTAGAAACGCAGCACAAAGGTATTAAGGAGGAATCTCCTTATGCCTACTACCAACGTCAATTCGACATGGTTGCAGACTACCAACAAAATCTTGGAATTACGTGGGCAGTTACAGATAACCAGCTCTAATAATTTCAACAATCCAACTCAATTGCTAACCAGAGTGCAGAGCTTAGCGCGCGCTTTTGTAGATATGTGCGACAGGATGCTGAATCTCAGGCGCAATAACAGAGACACGCTGCAAGAGTTTCAAATAATCACTCAAGTTGGCGTACCAACCAACATTAACAGCTACATGTATCAGTTAGATCCAAGCATCCATGTAGAGAATATACGCTATCTAAGTTTCTTCAATGTAACCCCACAAGGTACAGGCAGCATTGTTGTGGCACAGCCTTTATACAATATTGAGTATAGGGAATTTAGACGACTCTATCCTGACTTCTCACAAATAGCGATAGCTCCACCAGATAATTGGATCATCTTGCCTAAGACGGCAGTGCAGCCAGGCCCAGGCTTGTATGCAGATACAATCATGTTTTACCCTATCCCTGACCAAGTCTATAAGATTAATTACCAAGCAAAGACTGATGCCACGCCATTAACGAAAGACACTGACCAGATACTCTGGGCACCCGCCTACGAGCATATTCTCTGGCACTGGGCAGGGATGTACCTAGAAGATGCTTTAGGGGAAGGCAAAGGGCAGCTAATGAGCGCTTATGCAGAGAAGGCGTTGAGTGAATATCATTTTTGGGTTGATAGAGGGCCAGAAGAAGAAGCTCATTGCATCAGGACTGGACTTGCTATTACCGGATTACTTAAAGGCAGAAGGGTTGGTTACTGGGGCGGGCCTTATAATGGTACATAGGGAGAAATACAATGCCAAAAAAACCAAACACTAAGGAAGAATTATTAGCACTCTTATATAGAGAAAGTATAGTCGATGAAAAAACAGAGTGTCGAGTATGGACGGGACATCGAGTAGGCAAAGCTGACGGTAAAGGATATGGAGGTATAGTCTTATCTGAGCCTGATAAAAGAACGAAATGGCGTGTTCATCGATTAATGTGGGAAATCCATCATGGGGATATTCCAGAAGGATTATTAGTAAGACATTTTTGCCACAATCGCCTATGTATCAATATTGATCATTTGGGAATTGGTACTCACAAAGATAATTATGATGATGCACGTAAAGCAGGCAGACATACTCATGGAGAATTAGCTTCTTGGCTTACCGAAGAACAAGTCAAAGAAATCAAGCGCCTTGGTGCAGAAGGTGTCCCACAAAGAAAGATAGCCAAGCAATTTGGTATTGCTAGCAAAAGCACTGTCGGACGCATCTTGCGCGGACAAGCTTGGAGCCATGTAACTTAAATGCCAAGACAATCAGCAGTACCACTTACCCAGTCTCAAATATCTCCCTTAATGCAAGAGGGGAAAGATATTCAATGGGGGCAGCAATTACTTACAGATGGCATGGCGAGCTATCCGGCGGATTATCTCCGGGCGCAGACTGTAGCCAAACTTCTAAGCAATCTTATGCAGTCTCGTCGACAAGGTGTATGGACAAGTCGAGACAATGGGATAACCAAATATTTAAGCACTCAATTTAATAGTGGTGCTGTGATGAATAGCTTTGGGCAGTTTATAGACACTCAAGGTATTCAGCAACTTATTTTGCAAGTAGGCAGTCATCTTACTTGGTTGAATCTGGCAACTACAATAGCGACTAATTTAAGTACAAGTCTGCCAACTGATCACTCAAATAACAGCGATCCACTTTATCCATTATTTTGTTGTATTAGAGAATTTCAGACCATAGTTGCTGGAACGACTCTTTATTCTGTAATGACTCATCCGCAGAACTTAGCTGCCAGCACTATTAATGCTTCTGGCACATTGGCGACATTCCAATTGAATCCTGCAAACACTGCTGTTGCTGGCACGTGGGGATATATTGGGGCACCTATGGTAGGGACTGGTATTGGTATTCCTTATGGCTTCCCTGCTTTGTGTGAGCCATTTTTAAATAGCATGGCATATGCAGGCTTCCCGATTAGCTTCCAGACTAATCCGCCTTCTTTAGGCACTGTTAGTCTTACTGCTCAGCCTTTGAGTGTCTATGACATTCTAATAACTAACTATGGGCTTTATAACACAGTGACGCAAAGCAGCACGTTGCTTGCCACTGATGGGGTGCGGCTCCAGGTGCCTGCTATTTGTGGCAGACCTACAGCACTAAAGACTATCCAATTAAACAATCAGAGCAATTCACAAGCATTATTAGTCGGATGTGAGAAAGCTGTTTGTTTAATCCAAGGCACAGGGGCTAATGATTTTGGACTTATCATTCTTACCACTGAATTTGGCATACCAAGCAATAGAGCCTTATTGCAAATCCAGAATGATATTGTCTTCTTGGCTAATGATGGCATTAGGACATTCTCGTCATTAGTTATTAATGCCAATCTACTTACTTCTGCTATTAGCTATTGCCTACAAGATTATGTCCAACAATGGGATCAGACATGGCTTAATCAGGCTTTTGCAGTCAGGCATAGAGTGACTAAGGATATTCAATTCTGGATGCCTGAATTAAATGAAGATGGCAGCAGCACAGGGCAATTTTCTGTTTCTAATCAAGGTGCTGTGTTTAATGGCACTAATGCTTATTTGAAACATGCTGATAATGCCAGTCTTGAAACTGGCAATATTTCTTTTACTTGGGCTGGATGGCTTAATTTGGCTTCTGTTAGTGGCTCTCCAATGATGGCGACCAAATGGGATGGAAGTAAAACGGGCGATTATGCCTTGTATTATTCCAACATCAATAATGCAATGGAATTTTTGGTGATGGACGGTGTGCATGTTTCTAATGGTGTTTTAGCATCAAACTTTGGGCCATTCAGTACCAATACTTGGTATTTCGTTGTTGCCTGGTTTGATGCTGGGACTGGATTATGCAATATTTCAGTTAATAACGGCGCAGTAAATAGTTTTAATCCCGGATATACTCCGGCTTCTTCTACTCAAGAATTTGACATGGGTGCAACTACAGGTAGTAGTCCTGCTGATTTTCTTGATGGCGTCTTGCAGTGCATTGGTTTCTGGAAGCGCACATTAACAACAGCAGAAATCACACAGCTTTATAATAGTGGCACTCCATTGCTTTATGCCCAATTGCCTGCTGCAATGCAATCTGAATCAGCTACTACCTTTATCAGCTACTGGAATTTGAATGAAACTTCCGGCACAAGAAATGATAGCCGCAGCACTGGCAATAATTTAACGGATGCCAACAGCAATGTCGGTACAAGTACTGGCGTTACTGCATACGTGCCTGCATTAGTGAATCTGGCTTTTGTCTTTAATTACGGTGATTCTAGTCCTAATGTCCAAGCTATCCCGCAATTGAAGTTCGCTCCTTCCATCAGACAGCAATTGACACAAGCGGCAGCCATTGAAGTGCAAGACCCGCATAACAACTTTGCTTGGACAATGTTGGGGGGCGGATATAACGGCTATCTCTATACACATTATTCCGGCAATTTGAATGACGGTATGTCATTGCCTTGGACTGCTACCTTCCCGCTTTTCAACACTGGCAATGATATGGTGGGGATGACTTCAAACAAGATAAATATCATATGCGAAGGGATAGGGCAGAATATATATGCCAATGCTATCTTCCTGGAGATGATGGCAAATGGCACTATCGTGCCGCAAAATGCTCAGCAAGGCCCATTCAATCTAATTTCAGGGGCTAATCTGGAGACAATTTTAGGGCAATGGATATTGGGACAATCGGCTTTCCCTGGGACTTTCGTTCAGCTTCTAGAATACACACCGACGGGTGAGGCGAGATTTTTCGAGTTGCAATTACAAGGCTATAGCGGCAATAATGTAATAGATTTGATTGGCGCTGATTTTGATTGTTCGACAGGTTCGACGAGAAGATAATGCAAAAGAAATTCCCAGCACTTATATTCAGTCTCTTGCTAATCATTGGTTTAGCGCAGCCCCTGTTGGGACAGCCATTTATAGCTCTTCCTGCCTTCCAAAACAAGACCGATGGAACCATTGTCTACGCAGCGGATTGGAACAACACCATAGGTGGACTCTATGTCTACATAACTAATAGTCTCTTGCCTCAGTTAAATGCTCTTACTCAAAAGGGCGATTTATATGGCTATACTGGGAGTTCTATAAGCAGATTGCCTGTCGGCAGCAATGGACAAGTTTTAACTGCTAATGCCGCAGCTCCATTAGGAATAAATTGGGCGGCGGGTATTGGTCTACCTATTACCACCAAAGGCGACATTGTGGTGGGCAATGGTAGTGGTGTTGCAGCAAGACTTGGTGTTGGTACCGATGGCAAAGTTTTAACAGCAGACTCTACTCAAACTAATGGGCTTGCTTATGAATCTGTAGTCAATCTCAATCCGCCGAGTGGAGCAATTATTATTTGGTATCAGACATATGGAGGCACTCCACCGGTTGGTTGGCACCTATGTGATGGCACTAATGGCACGCCTAATCTTATCGGCATGGTTGTGATGGGCGCTCAATATACTGGTGGCTCTGCAACAGCTAATGCTAGTGGTTATGGCAATTCATTTGAAGGGACTGTTTATAGTACTCCCACGATTTCTCATAACCATAATTATTCAGGAACAAGCAGCAATCCTAGCTCAGCAGTGACGGCACAAGCTGGGACAACAGTGCCTGTTGGTGCAGCATCGTCTAGTATGACGGTGAATTATTCGGGGGGCACTACTAGCGCCAATGTGAGTACGCAGCCTGCAAGTCTTGGCTTGCAATATATAATGAAACTTTAGAGGAGATATAAAAATGTCAGGTGGATTTACAAGAACGGCGGATAAAGCGGCCAATGGGCTACGCAGGAAAATAACAGTGGCGCTTGGCACAACCAAAGCTACTGTCGCTAATACACCTCCGGCTAATGCTCATGGACGATCTGGATCACAATGTTTGCTTACGGTAGCTTTAGATATAAGTGCTTCTGATACTTCCATTACTTGCCAATTCTGGAGTGAGACAGCCAAGCAATGGTTTTTGGCTGGTACTGGTCAAGTTGGTGGAGGGCAAATAGTAGACTTAGCGCCTGGCGGAGTAACCACATTTGTTCTACCAGAACAAACCTTGTATTTCTTATATGGCAGCGCCACAGTAGCTGCTAATCTAATATGGACAGACGGTGAAGATGTACCAGCGATACCACAAACAGGGACTCAATAACAAGGAGAAAAACAATGAAGCACAGCGCGAAGAAAGAAGAAAAGAAAGAAGAAAAGAAAGAGAAGAAAAAGATGAAGAAGAAAAAGGAGAAAAAGTAGTAATGAATCGAGTTAGAAAACAATTGGACGAGATGGAAAAAGCCAAGAAAAAAAGCAAAGGGCGCGACAACAAAGAAGGCAAGAAAGTTATGTCCGAAAGAAAGCAGATGGGCAAGAATCCTTCTGCTAGCGATAAAGGACGTGGCTTAAAGGGTGGTAATTACTAATGCCAGCTAAGACAGCACGCCAACAGCGTTATATGGGTTTTGAATTATCCCAAGCCAGAAAAGGCAAAGCTACAAAAGTCCCTGAAAATGTAGCAGAAGAATTTGCCCATAAGCCTGCTGGTGGTTATGCAGGAAAGAAGAAGAAAAAAAAGAAATGAAAAAGATAATTCCTTTTATCTTATTCTTAATTGTATTGATACTCCTGCCTGCTAGGGCGCAGACAACCGCCAATCCTCAAGTGGGCATTGGTGCTTGGACCGGTTCTGGCAGTAGCAGTAGTGGCAGTGTAAAGGTTATTTATGCTTCTGCTGCCGGTGTACCAGCAATTGCAAGTATTGCAGCACCTCAATCTGGCCCTGATGGAACAGCAGCATTACAAGCTGTTTTGAATACTAATGCTAGTAGTGGTGTTGCGCTTAGAGTAATCATAGACGAGCCTATATTAGCTGGTAATTTAGCTATCAATTCTAATACAACAATAGAAGGCTTAGGGTCTTTCGCTGGTACTCCTGCTAATCCTACTATTTTAGCTCCTTCTGGATTATGGCAGCGGTCAATTACTAATGGCACAGATACGTGCATACTAACAAATACTCACCGAATTTCTCCGTATCAAGGTGGCACAATTACTGACCATGATATTTATATCAGGCATTTGCATCTTGATGGACAAAGACGGTATCCTTCTAACCCTGGCGCACCAACTCCACAAACAAATGCTAACGGGCAGATATGCTCACCTATTCAAATCTATGGCTGTAATGGTGGGGCGATAGAAGATGTTTTTAATTATGACCCCATTGCTTTTGGTATTCACGAAGCCAATATTTTTAATTTCGATTATCACAATATAGGAGTTTGTGATCCTAATTTTTTGGCTAATCCAACCATATCACCAACAGGCAAAGCATGTATACAATTTTGTGGCCCGTGGGATAACATCACTATTGACGGATTATATGGCACTGCTGGTGATGATTTTTTAGCTTTCAACATGGTTGACGCTAATCTTTCCCAAACAATAGTATCTGGAGCAACCGGCCCCGGTATTTATGGTAATTTTAATACTGTTTATTATGGTTCAGGTGGTTCTACTATTGTTAAAAATGTGCGTCCGTATAGATGTTTCAATGTTCTACGAGTGCTTAATGGTAGCGATGGTCGGAATAACGGAGTTAACCCAACATTTTTATCGAGTTTGATTGTTGATAATGTAGTTGGTACAACAGTTATCGGGCCACTTTTATTGCAGCCAGGGGCTAATGTAGTTATAAGCGGTAATCCTATTACTGGAACTGGTGGCGGAATTACTTTTTTAGATATTAGTAATTGGCAAGTAGGATCTACTCCTGGCGTCACTCCTGATTATACTAACTTCCCTGGTGGACTGCTATTAACGGCAACCACACAAGCACGATTTTCGCATTTTCGTTTTAATGGTTTAAATTTTAATACTCTTATTCATCAAGTATCCTTATTAGGTAGCGTAAATATGCTAACTCTTGATGATTTTCAAATTATAGAAGGTTCTGGAGAGGCATCCTCACCTAACCCCATGTTGCTTATTAATGGCAACTTTACTGTCAATACTTTAATAGCGAAAGATTGCCAATGGCTGAGAGCGTCTACTAGTTCCGGTGCGGCTATGTTCTCGATGACAGGTAGCACTGTCAATACTTTCAAGATAGAAGGAATTGCGGCCGCTTACTTCAATAATATTTTGTCGTATACAGGAGGCACTTTAACTAACCTTGATTCTTTTGGACTAACGCATTTAAACGCTGGTGGTAATCCTTCAATTAATGTAGGATCTGGAAAGACTCTTGCTCGATTAAGAGCCTCTTGCTCAGATACAGTACAATTACAAGCGGGTTCAGGTACAGTGACTTCTAAGAAGACTGATAGCACGGAAGATTCCTAAGGAGATTTATTATGGTTTGGGCTAATGTACAAAATGCTAATAATACTGATCCTTCTGGTGGCGCAGGAACTATAGCAGTTACTTTGCCTGGTGTAGCAGCAGGCAATCTTGTAATTGTTGGACTTGAGCATATCTCGTCAAGTACGATAAGCAGTTTTTCCGATTCGGGGGGAAATACTTGGACAAAGGACGCCACTATTACTAATTCTGGTGGGGTAGTAATATGTGATATTTACAGGTCTGTTATTACAACAGGCGGCTCGCTTATTATAACTTCTGTGGCTAGTGTTAATCCAGCATATCAATCCATATCAGCAAGTGAATATTCACACAGCGCTGGAATCGTATCTAAACTTACTTCGAGTGCTGGAGCTATTGCTTCTTCCTCAGGATCTTGGTCATGTGGAGCTATGACCTTTAGCGGGCCAGCTTTAGTCATTGGCGCAGTCGCATGGTCTCAATCTGTCTCAGGCAACACTGCGGCGATGGGCGGGGGATTTAATGTAAGAACAAACATTCCTTGTGCAGCTACTACTAGTCCCAGTGGGGGATTAGGGTTAATTGTTGGAGATTTATTAAATAGCAGCACTAGCCCAGTTACTCCAGCAGGTACGTTTGGCGGTAGCACAAGTTTGGGTAATTCTGCCGGCACGGGGGCTGTCTATCAAGCAACTGGTGACGTTGATACTTTTGCAATAAGCCCGACATCTGTAACAGCTAGCAGTACAGGCAATGCAATTACTGTTACTGGAACAGGCACAGCATGGACAGCGGGTACTCCAGGTAGTCCTACATTTACTGCAAGTACAGGCACGATAACGGGTCAAGTAGTTGCTTCGACTACTTCAGGTACGCTAACTTACAATGCTCCTGCTAGTGGGCCGGTAACTATTAAAGATCCAAGTACCGGCTTGACTGCCACATTAACTATTACTGGTGGTCAAAGTATGGCGGCCGCTCCTTCAACAAGTACGAATGGTCAAACTGTTACTTACACTTTGACTGGTACTGGAACAAGTTGGCTTACTGGAACAACTTTCAGCATTTCTGGAGTAACAGGCGCTTCGATTACTTCTCAGTCTTGCAATGCTGGTACTCAAGTTGGTACAGTGACAATACTGCTAGATAACACGCATACAGGTACTTTGACCTTTACTGATTCTGTTGATTCAGCATCGGCTACTTCTGGGGTTACTCTTGGCACTCCAGGCGCTCCACAAGCTCCTTCTTGCACTGCCGGTAATAATCAGAATGTACTTAATTGGTCAGCACCTAATACTGGTGGATTGGTTGCTACTTATAGTGTATTTAGAGGCACCAGCCCTGGTGGAGAATCTGGGACAGCCTTAGCAACTGGAATAACACTATTAACTTACACTGATTCAACTGCTGTTAATGGCACAACATACTACTACACCGTTAAAGCCGTTAATACCACTGGAACAAGTGTGGCTTCTTCTGAGGTTTCGGGCACTCCTGGTGTTGTTACCGGGGTTATAAATATAGGTCTTCCTAATAACTTAGGATTTGCATTGTGGAGCGAAAATAGATCAACAAGTGATATTTGTCAGCAATATAGATTAGCTGCAAGCACACAATTCTATGATGGGGACGCATTGATATTAACAGACGGCATAGCTTCTCAGGTGACTACTCAGACAGCGCTGCCGACTCATATTTTTATGAATGTTGTGACAGATGCCAAAATGAATCGTCCTCCAGCGCAGAATCAAACTACTGCTGCTGGACAGAGAGGGCTAATGACTCCTGTATCTAGTGGTGTAGCTGGTGGATTGTCTGCTTTGAACTTCACAACTCCGTTAAGAGGTGCGTATTCAGCTCCAACATTCAATGGGACAGCGTGTAATACCAATGCTTCCGCCACCTCTGTGGTCTTTACTGGCGCTGGTAGTACCAATGACTTTGCTACCGGCACGGTTTACATACCAAGTTTGCAGCAAATACGGACAATTACAGCGGATACAGTGAGTGGTGGGGTGCATACTTTCACAGTAACGCCAGCCTTTTCTAGAGCGCCAACAACAGGTGATACTTTAATAGCTGTGCCATTTAGTCCAGGCTCTGTTGGTGTGAAGCTAGCTCCAACTAATCCATTCCAAGGAATTAGCACAGCAGTGGCTGATAAAACTGGCGGTCATGTCAACATCGTAGATGTTTACCTTGGTGCGGTTTGGGAAGGGGCGCAAATAGGCCAGACTCTTAGCTTGATCCAAGGCGGTACACCGTTTGCAGTAGTCAATTTTAGTTAGTAAGTTAAACAAGGAGTATCAAAATGATAAATGTAGTAGATGTCCAGTCCATTAGCCTTATTGCCAAGGAAGTGCAGAACGTATCGAAAGATCCGCAAGTGCAATCCAAGGTAACGGCTTTGTTGGATGCAGAGAAGGGTGTTGCCGAGCAAGTTGCTAAGGTGCTTAAACAAGCACAAGACACCCAAGCATTTGTAAACTATGTGCGGATTCATGGAAAGCCGCCAGTAGAAGCACCCATAAAAGTTGTACCTGTTGTTCCAGTTGCTGGTGTTAAAAATCCTGACCATGTGGTCACACAAGCACATCTTTAATCAAGGAGAAAACAATGGTATTTGGAATAAATATTTTGGGGCTAGTGAAAGCGGAGTTATTGAAGTTCAAAGATAAGTCAGGTAATCCTTTGGCTATTGATGTCTTGGATGATTTGGAAAAAGGATTGGTAATTGTAGATGGTTTTGCAAGCAGGCTTACCCCGGCAGATATTCAAGCTGTTCTTGATTTGCTGCCCGTTGTAGTGCGTGCTAAATTTACTCCCACAGAACTAGCCAGCATAGCCGCGCTTGTTGCTAATTTGCCTAAAGAATTGAGTAATTTAGAAACCGCCGTGCTTGAAGCAGTAGCAGACTTAAAGGAAAAATGAACAAAGAATTACTATTATTAGTAATATCTACAATTGCTTTAATTGGTTTGGGGTTAGGAACAGTCATTGTTATAACAGTAATTCGTCCTTCTGAAAATAATACTCAAATAGTAACTGCTACTCTTTCATTTTTAGGCCCAACAATTATGGCTTTCATAGCAGTATTTAAAGGCATACAAAACAGCAATGATTTGAAAGATATAAAAATAACAACTAATGGACAAACAGAACACGCAATTGACCAAGCAGCTAAATTAGCCACTCTAACAGAGCAAGTAACTTCAACAAAAGTAGCAGCAGAGGTGGCTGCTGTCACGGCAGCAAATACCGCTACCGCTTTGGCTGTCAAGCAGAATATAATAGACAAGAGCAGTTAGGAGAAAAATTATGAATAACCATCCAAAACCCGAACCCAAACCAGTCCCGCCAAAGCCAGAACCGGCACCGAAGCCTTAGTTATGATAATTGATTGTATTTTTTGGTTACTCTTGCTATTGGCTTTTCTTGGCTATTTTGTCCCGGAGCCTTACATTCGATATCGGGGATATATAGACTTAGTGTTAATAGCCATTTTAGGTTTTAAGGTTGTAGCTTTCCATTAGAATGGCGCCCTTAAATCCAGAGCAAGTCAAGAAAATTGTTAGCGTCAAGAATATTTTAGAGCGGGCGCAGCATTTTACAGATGTGCCGTGGCAAGCTGTCGCTGCTGTCTGGTATCGAGAATCATTTTCCATTGCCTCACCAATAACCCCCGGCGGCCCTTTTCAGTTTGATCCTAGGCCGCCAGTCTTGATATTGGGCGATTGGCTAGTAGTTTATGCTGGGCTTAATCCTGACAGTAAATCAGACTCAATCATCATGCATAACCTATGTACGGGCGGAGTGAATGATTTTGCGTGTGCTGCAATCTTTGCTGCATGTTGGCTATGTCATCAATGCCGGTACAGTCTTAAAATAGATCATAGTGACGTAGCAATCAAAGATGCCTTTTATGGATATAACGGGCGAGCGTGGGGGCCGCATCCTGAATCCTCGCCTTATGTTTATAACAATTTTGACTTATTGCACACCAATATGACGATTCGGGGCAGTATCCCAGATCCGCATAGTAAAACAGGACGTCGATTTATCTCAATGATAGATAGACGCCCTGGGGCTTTTACTGTTTATCGTCAGCTTATTGACGAGAAGGTCTAAGCGTTTGGATCGGCAGCGATAACATTAGCGGTGTCTGTAGCGACGTTACCTGCTTGCGTGGCAAGATTAGCAGCATCAGTAGAGGTTGAAGCAACCATGCTGGTTACAGCAGCCAGAGGAGCTGTTAAATCAGTACCATTTTTGGCCGCATAGTCAGAAATGAACTTAGTCAATGCTGCGCCAATATTAGTGACATTATTTGCCAGAGTTGCAGCATTAGTTTCGATAGAGGTAATGTTAGTTTGCAGAGATGCCAGTCCGGCATTAAGATCGTCTATTTGAGCCATAATTTTATCCACCTTTTCATGTAAGAATTGTATTTCACAGAGAATTTGACGCTGTAGTGTCTTCGAGCAAAACATTGTACTAAATTTTCACCAATGACAATACGGTTAATACCAACGACCCAATCTCTGCAACAAATAGTATACGCCGAAACTGGGGATGTTTTGTCAGGTAATCTCTTCGGTCAGGCAATGTTTTTAGAAAGGCTTTGTTTGCTTTGTAGTCAGCCTTATAGATTGTCAGCGGGTAAGTAGAATCAAGTTGTTTGTAGACCCAAAATTCAGGTTCATGTCTATACCAACGGTTGTTGTGGTCAATCAATTCAATTAGCTGATAATTCTGTCCCCTGACTGTTATATTAACCACACTTGGAATCTGAGCAAAAACAGTAGTTGTTAGACAGATTGCTAATATCAGAGTTAATAGTATAATTCTCCAAAGTTTCATTCTTCTACAATACTCCCATTGAGCCTCTTGGAAAATCCACAATTAGATGATTTAGCCGTTGCTGCTTTAAGAGAGAAGCGGATAAGAAAGCCGAAGCTAGATCCAGACAAGCTGCTTAAAAGTGCTATTTGCGGTACGTGTGGCTTTCCTAAGCTGCCTTTGGGCAAATGCACGTATTGTGTGCGTAGGAAGCAGCGAGAGACTGCTATCCGCCGCCAGAAAGAACTACAGCAGGTATATAAGCCGGAATTAGGACAAATTGAGCGAGAGTACCAGAAATTCTTTGAGACTAATTTTCATGGCAGGAACAGCCTGGAAGAGTACAAGTTTCAGACCCTTCTAATAACCCTGATAGAGATAACAAGAGCGATAGATATTGACAATGGGAGTGTGCAGGTGCTGCCGCATAACATTCCTCGTCTGATTCGAGTGTTAGAAGCAGCGACTCAATTAACCGCAAAGTGGGGTTACTTAAATCAAAAGAGGAAAGAGGATCTTCGTGTTCTTCTTGGCCCATTAATTGCTGGCTCTTTTGGACTTACGATTTAGTGCCCGGTGGACTATTTTATCAATCTTCTTGTCGTCTTCTATTGAAGTTGCATTAACGATTTGGTGGATACGTTGGCGAGTGATGCCGAAGTCTTTAGCGATTGTGGTCAAAGTTTCACCGGCTAGATATTTATCTAGGATAGCTTGATTACGTTGTGAGGATTTAGGATAGCTCATCTTGCGCCTTCTCCAGCCAGTAATCCGGATCACCTAATTGTGTGGCATGATTATCTTTATTGATTGAATCAAAGAAGACACACATATCTTCCAGCGCTTTAACCAGCAATATCGCATCAGCACTGCGATGTAGCATCTTGTTTCGCTGCTTAATTTCTTCAAGTTTAGTCATTCCGATTCTCCATCGCCCATTGATGCCACTCCTCTAAATGTCTCATCGCTTGAATTGGATTAGTAAGTCTATCTCGCGGAACATACGGACGACAGATTGGGTGCATACATTCGTATTCATAAGTCTCATTTCCTAGACAATTCTTTCCATGGCCCCAGACGATGAAGTGCTTTTTTAAGTATTCGTTATTTGTCATCCGGTGGGTATCCTAATTCTCCCTCTGTGCAATCACAAGGAAAATTGTTATAACAAGTCTTGCCACTTCTCTTCTGGTCTTCGACTAACTCCGCAATGGTTTCTTCTCTTTCTGATTCCCAGCCACTGGGGGAAAAGGTAACTGATTTGGAATTATTTCCACACAGATAAGCGTGGCGCAGTATATTACGTAAGCTCTTTTCTGTTATTTCCATTAATCCTCAAGTGCTGTCATTGTGGGTCATTCTTCTCTTTCTCTTTTACTTCTAACATACATTTCCTGTGTACTCTATAAAGAAAGTCCTTTGTTTTGTGCTCCAATAATCCGATAGTTTGATTGCGCCTAATTAGCTTTGTGCAATAAGCACAATAATATTTGTTGTCATCGGGCTGATAAGGTATTTTATGTATTATCATTTACTTCAAATGTGCCCAGGCTGTGCCTTTCGAGATGCGTCCGATAATTGTATGTGATACTCCAAATCGTCTTGCTAAGCTAATTTTTGTTGTTCCTTTTTTCAATTCTTTTCTTATGTATTTCACTTGCCAATCCTCTAATTTAGACAGTCCGTGTGCTTCACCTTGTGCCCATTTTCCCCGCTTTCTTCTTATCATGTCATCTGAATTAGTTTGAGGATTGCCAGCATATAGATGGGTAATCTCATAACAAGAACGCACATCGCAGTGGTGGCAAATATGAATATCTTTTGTTAATTGAACGCCATAAAATTCTTCCCAAGCCAATCGATGCACAAGCCGTAATGAGCGCCTGCCCTTGTAAATTATCCATCGCATCCCATAGCCGTTGCGGTCTTTGTAGCCAGTCCATATTTTGCATTTTGTCATTATATAAGTATATCATGTTTCACCAACGTCTTATAATCTCGGTTATGTTTCATTTGAGTAAAGCCAATTCATCGTAATCCCACCAGGCTGCGGCTTTATCGTACATTTCGCATACGTGGCTTTGGATTGTCTCCATCACTTCTTTGTCTTTTAAAGATTCTGGTTTTAAATGACAGGATTCTAATTGCATTAAAATGCAAGCCTTTTTCCAAGTACAAGCACTTTCTGTCATTTCTTCAGCGTCGTATTCTAAGTCTTTAGCCGCTTGGATAGCTGCATCATCGTCTTTTAACATGCAATTTAAGTACATCGATAATTTCATATACTCACCGTCCGATAATATATGTTATGCTTCATTCTCCCTCTTGGCACACTCTATTCCATTGAGATATAAATTCATTCCACCGTTCTCTTTCCGCTTCAAAAGAACTCCACGGATAAGGCAAATCAGAGGGTGATGCATCTTGCAGAGGCGCATCACTCATGATGCATTGATATGCTTTCACAAATTCAGAACTTTTGTTAGCAATGCGCCAAAGTATTTTGGCTTGTTCTTTTGTCATAACTCTATACACTCTCCCGTTTGATGATCAATCAAAATCGGACACCATGGACAACACCAAAGAGTGTATATAAAAACTTTCATTTCTCCCCCCTTTCTAATACTCAGGATTGCACCAATTGCTGATGTCTACTGGTTTATCCTGAGATTTCTTCCATTCCTTAATCGCTGCTGCAATTGCTTTACGTGAGGTTGCGCCTTTACTTAAATCATCTACCGTGAATTGTCCATTATTATCTTCTTCGGCCATCACGATAAAGCTTTCTAGTGTTCCTATGTCTGTTATGTGAAAATACCGGTTATCTTGCCTCATCATTTCAATCAAATCATCTAACATCTGAGAGTCGGATTCTAGCTTGCGAAAATCCGCAAGCGGCAAAGTGATGCACAGTTGCCCATCATTTGCCTGCTGCATCATTCGATTTAGTTCATCCTCACTCATTTGCTGGTTCATACCTCTACGCCCTTCACCTTCAAATAGCTTTCTACTAATTCCCAATCCTTCTTGCTATGTGCCTTTTGCCATTTCTTAATAGCTTTTTCTTTAGCTAATCTTCTCTCAAAGTCGTCTTGTTGTTGTTTGCACCGCAATCCTTCTTTTATCCAATATATTTGCTCTAGAGCTGCATATTCTGCCCCAAATGGATGTGTCATTTGTCACTTCCATTCCTTGTCACTATCAGATTAGGCAACTCAGCCACTTTATGGACTGGAGCAGTCTGGATATTCACACAGCTAACGGCAAGACTATTGATTAGCTCTTTGGTTAGAAAGAAAGCATATTGTTTGCCCTCTTTATCTTCTAATCCCAAGATAGGGATGCAGGATTTATCTGGAGCGTAATAATCCGGGAAGCCGTCATTAGGCTTAAATGGCAAAGTAAATATCAACAGCTTTACTATGTATTTAATAGCAGCGTCGCTATTAATATCTTTCAGGAATTGATTTATAGCTTCTTCTTTATATTTTTCCATGAAACCCTGTCCTAGATTTGTTGTTGTTTCGTCTGTCATGCCATCTCCTTTTCTGGTACATGTTTCACTAATTCCGCAACAAGCTTAGCTTGCATTGTTGGGGTAAATCTCTCATTGATATCAGTCAATGTAATGCCGCAAGTTTGAGTTAATTGTTTAAGGATGAAAGATTTAGCTAATCCTTTGTCTGCCCATTCTCGTAAGAAAGCAGTCATTTCAGCGGATGTTAAAGGCTTTTCTTCAGATTGAGTAACTTCGCCGGTATCAACGTCGATGAAGGAGTCATCAATAATAGGGATTCTTTTTATTGTTTCCGCTTTGTGAGTTTGTCCATTTCTTGGACTGGCGCTTTGTCCGTCGTCATCAGTTTGATGAATACCCAACATAGCAGTTAATCCATAGCGTCGAGCATAGGTAATAGCGGAACCTTGTCCTTGTGGGTCTTGTGTTTTGAGCAACAATGGCATTTCGCCTGATTTCCATTGTCCAGAAGTATGCATCAGAGTTGTGATTAAAGTGGTTATTGGAGTTTCCCCGACAATGAAATACCCCATAGTCTGGGTTACTGCCAACCCATTAGGCTTTAATAATGGTCTAGCAGCCTCCCAGACAGCCTCTAAGTCGGCGTATTTGCTTTTAAAGTAAGGATTAGTGCTGTCTTTCTTTGCGCCCTCTAGGGCGGTTTGTAGGCTACTTAAAGCAGTAGCCAATTCGTTTATATTGTCTGATTGAGTTATTTTAGTAAGTGATTCATTCATTTTCATTTCCTCTTTATGTGATGGCTTCCTCTATTTCTTTCTCAAAGCTATTGTTAGGTTGTTTTGGTGTAGGTTTAATTCTTGTCCTTTTATAGTTGTCTGTATAACGGCGTAAGGCTTCCCTGATTAAATCTGAGCGGCTTCTGTGTTCATCTATTGCTATGAAATCAATTTCCTCTAACATTTTAGATGGCAGTGCAACTAATACCTTTTTTGGACTCATGATTTTTCTCCTTGTAGAATGCAGGTGCAATCATGCCATATCCAATTATAAATACTATGTAAATATATATCATATTTCTGCTTGGATACTTTGTATATCTTCTTCGGTTACTATAGGAATATCATTGCCTTCCAGCCAGTCAGCGATAGCGAGTCTGATAATGTCAGGAAATTTCATACCCAATAGTTTCTCGGCGCATTTAAGGCGCAGGAAGATTGAGTAGTCGATGATGATGTTATTAAGGGATTTAGTTTTCATTCTGTCCAATCAATTCCATTTTCATTAAGTAATTTAGTTAGACGTTTAATAAGCTGATTTTTAGGTTTCATCAAACTTTGAAGGTATGTATTTCTTTGTCTAGCTGCATCAAATATTGGAGATGCCTGTAATCCGTAACCACAGTTAGGGCAATTAAATATATATTTCCCATTTTCACATTTGACTTTAATTTCACTTTTCATGAGACTTTCCCGCTGTTTATCTTTTCTGCTTCTAATTGTTTAAGAGCGCGGTGATAGCACAATTGAGCATCCATTTTTACGGCTTCTGATGAGCGACGATCTCCTTCAAAATCAATCATCAAAGCATTTTCCAATGCGCGTTTATAGCCATCTCTTTGCTCAATAAGTGCTTGAGCTTCTTGGAGCAATTCAACTTGGCCGGATTCAGGGTCAGTAATCTTGGCAATGATTGGTTCGCTCATAATTTTGAGTACTCCTAATTTTTGTTGGGTAATTAAGCCGAATGTTTTTCTTTCCATTTCTTTTCCCTACAGGTTATGTATAGGCAGTCATCGATAGTGCAAGGATTGGCGAGATGATCGTCGAGGAATGTATTGAAGGCTAGATTGGCAAGGTAATTAGCTATTTCAATTTCTTCCTCACTCCTATATGGTAATTTCCAGTAGGGATCATGGAAAGTGGGATAATCTTTGAAAGAGTTATCTCTGTCGTAGGTGTAGCCATTAGGGGAAGTAGCAAGTCCGTCTAGCATGTTAATAACCTCATTAGAAAGGGACGTAGCCAAAATCAGCGGGGTTTTTGCCGGTTAATAGGCAATCCACCAGCCTATGGACATTAAGTGCCAACGAAGTCTCTATAAACGTGCCTGAGTAATACTTATCAGGGTCTTTGTACTCCACGTAGTAAGTAGGTGGGTCTTGGTCAGCGAGTTGGATAGTGATAGTGGCTTTCATTATGTAATCTCCCGTGCTTCAATGCGGGTATTCCATTTGTTAATAGCATCATTAACTGTATTTCCTTCAGGCCCAGCTCCATTACAGGTAAGACATCTAACAAACCAAAAGTTTGGGCCGCCGTCCCAAGGCTGTAATTCCACAGGTTGGCCAAACTCAGCCCCACAGAAAGGGCAAGTCCAAAAGCTTGGTACTCCCATCATGGGTGGCGGGGGAGGCATAAAGTGGGCAGGCGGTTTATTCATTTCTTAGCTTTCAGCTCCTGTGGGAATTGGTTAGTGATGCGATTAACTTCGAGGGCACATTTAGGGCAGAGGTAGCGATAGAAGATGTAGCCACCGGTGTAGTCTTTCAAGATAGATTCTTCTTTGGGGACAGCAAATTTAACCTGGACAAAGCGGCCGTGTTGCCAGTCAAGCGCGGAGCAGATTGTGCATTTATTTGGTTTCATTGTCCAGTCACCGTGAGAACATCAAAATGACCAACAGTACCCAGGACAAGAAAAAAAAAGGCAAGAGCGATAACGGCAATAATAGTTTTATTCATTTCATTTACTCCATTCTAACTATTAACACTGTAAACCCTTGGATGAACAAAATCAAGCCTTGAGCAAGGCTTTACACTTTATTTAATCTGGGGGATAATGTATAGGTGATTGGAGGGAGATGAAAAGGGGGAATGAATGACAAATAAACTCGATTACAACAAAGTGGATGAATGGCTAGGACTTGTTTTTAGCAATCAATTCCTAAAAGGCTATGCGGCTGGAATGGGAGCGCCTATAAAATTACTCGGAGGCGAGCCAGATTTCTACGATTTTAATTGGTGGGAAATGGCTGATTTTCTTATAGCAATGGGTGAGGTTATTAAAGAAGCTAGACTTCCGCATGGAATATTGAGGGATGATGTTAAACCAGAGGCAGATGAATGACTGATATTAAAGAGATTAAGGAACACTTTAAAAGTCATTACTGGGATCAGACATGCGGGTTAGATTGTGGCACATGCGCCGTTAAAACTATTATTGATAGGTTAGACAAAGCATTAGAATTAGCCTGTGCAGATTACCCTATTGTTCAAGATGATAGAAAGAAGGGAAAAGATTTTGATGTACCAGACTATTGGCTACAAGAAGCGGCAAAAGCACTTGAAGCCGACAAAACAAGTTGCTAGTATTTGCAGTTGGGGCAGTGTAGTCGTTACTACTTCCTTCCTTCTTACTCTCTTGAGTACCCCACACCAAACAGCCTGTGCATTCCTATCCTAGAGCTTTTATAAGTAACCTGTTTCTTGTCTTAGACATTTAAGATTACTGACTAGACTGATGTACTATGTCAGGCCCGCCTGTGACTGACCTCTTTCATTTATATCCATCGTATGGTATAAAGAGCTTAGGGAGCAATTGTACAACCCAGCGGTCAGCACTCTGTATTGTATAACAGCTCCCTTTCATTTGGCTAGATTTAACAGCAACAAAAAACCAGCCATTACAGCTGGTTATGAGATTTAGTGCGTCGAGGTTGTACAAGCTATTCTCATTCCCGCTTGTATACTACGCGCGGGTTTTGTTTTCGGCTGATGAGGCCCGAAAGCTATTTATTAGCAA